TGGGCCGCTGCCGGAGACGCCCAGAGGCGACAACGGATTCGGCTCCACGGGGCGCTGACACTTGACAAAACAGGCGTTTCCCCGCTATTTGACCGTTTTTTACCGGCTTGACTGGGGTGTTATACTATTAGCGTGAAAAGTTGCGATCACGCGCAGGCGCTTCCTTCGGGAGGCGCTTTTTTCACGGGTTGCGTCTGCCAAGTCCGACCCTGATCCGTTCCATGCCGTTTCTCCTTAACCCGGCGCGTCGTTACAGCCTGTCGCCACGGGCTGTCCTCGATGGCCGATACCAGTGAGGAGAGACACCGTGGAAAAGAAGTACATCGAGATTGATATAGCCGATCTGGTGCCCTACGACAAGAACCCGCGCCGCAACGACATGGCCGTGGACGATGTCGCGGAGAGCATGGAACAGGTCGGCTACATCACGCCAATCGTCATTGACGAAAACCGGCAGATCCTCGCCGGGGAGACCAGATGCAAGGCGCTGAAGAAGCGCCGGGTGAAGCGCGACAAGGTTCTGCAGGTCTTCGGCCTGACGGAAGAACAGAAAAAGAAGTATCGGCTTCTCGACAACAAGGTCGGCGAGATCGCCGAGTGGGATCCGGAGCTGCTGGCCGGAGAGCTGGAAGAGGTGGACTTCGGCGATTTCGATTTCGGCTTCGACGAGCTGATGGCCGAGCTGACCGATACCAGTGAGGAGGACGGCACACCGCTGAGCACCGCCGTGGAGGATGACGCTGACATCGTGCTGCCGGAGGAGCCGAAGGCCAAGCGCGGCGACATCTACCAGCTGGGCGCTCACCGCCTGATGTGCGGCGACAGCACCGACCCGGCGGACGTGGCGCGGCTGATGGACGGCAAGGCGGCAGACCTCCTGCTGACGGATCCGCCGTACAACGTGAACTATGAGGGCGGCACCGGCCTGACCATCCAGAACGATAACATGGAGGACGCCGCCTTTCGGAAGTTCCTCCGGGACGCATTTGCCTGCGCCGACGGCGTGATGAAACCCGGCGCGGCCTTTTACATCTGGCATGCGGACAGCAGAGGTGCGGACTTCCGCAACGCCTGCGCAGATGTGGGATGGCAAGTCAGGCAGTGTCTTATCTGGAATAAAAACGCTCTCGTCCTCGGCAGGCAGGACTATCAATGGAAACATGAACCGTGCCTTTATGGTTGGAAGGACGGAGCCGCGCATGTGTGGCTCAGCGACAGGAAACAAACGACGGTTCTCGATTTCGATAAACCGTCAAGATCAGAGCTGCACCCGACAATGAAGCCGATACAGTTGTTTGATTATCAAGTGCGTAACAGCTGCCCGGTTGGTGGTGTTGTCCTTGACCTGTTCAATGGTTCTGGCACGACCATAATGGCATGCGAACAAAACAACAGAATCGCCTACTGCATGGAGCTCGACGAAAAGTATGTCGATGCGACAATATCCCGGTGGGAAGCGTTTACAGGTCAAAAGGCGATTCTCTTAGAACGGCTATAAGGCATCCTGCCTTTAGCGGCATAGACGGCGATTGCAACGCCGATGGCGCGGGGTTCTATCCCACCCGCGCCTTTTCTATGCCTATAAAACAACGGGATAGAGAAGGGATAGAGATATGCAGATTATCATTGACAAAGAGTTCCAATCGCTGATTCCTCCGCTGACCGAAGAAGAATACGAGGGACTGGAAAAGTCCATACTTGCGGAGGGTTGCCGGGACGCGCTGGTGCTGTGGGGCGATATTCTTGTGGACGGGCATAACCGCTATGAGATTTGCACCGCGCATGATGTGCCGTTTCAGACGGTGCAAAAGGACTTCGCTGACAGGGACGACGCGCTCCGCTGGATTATTCTCAATCAGTTCGGGCGCAGGAACCTCCCAGTTTACGAACGCGCACGGCTGGCGTTGCGGTTGAAGCCAGTGATAGCTGAAAAGGCAAAAGAGAATCAACGCGGCGGGCAAGGTGGTATTTTGCTTTCACAGAAATCTGTAGAAGCAAAGCCGGTAGACACGCAGAAAGAGATCGCAAAGGCCGCTGGCGTATCACATGATACCATTGCCAAAGTTGAGAAGATTGAACGACAGGCCGCGCCGGAAGTCAAGGAACAACTTCGCAAGGGCGAATTGAGCATTAATCAGGCGTATCAGACGGTACGCCGCGAGGAAAAGAAGCAGGAAGTCCAACAGCGCATTGAAGAACACGCTGCCGAGCAGACCGGCGTTGTGGACATTCAGCAGACCGACAGGAAGTATAATATCATCTACGCAGACCCGCCGTGGCGGTATTGGGAAAGTGGCAACAAGAATCAAGCCCTCCACTACACAACCATGACGATTGATGAAATCTGTGATTTGCCCGTGAAGAACATAGCCGATGATGACTGTGTTCTTTTTTTGTGGGTGACATACCCAATACTGCATGAAGCGTTCCGTGTGATTGAATCGTGGGGATTCAAATATTCGACGGCGGCTTTTGTTTGGGTGAAGAAAAACAAACAAAAGGATTCGCCGTTTATGGGATGCGGCGCGTGGACGCGGGCAAACAGCGAACTTTGCTTGCTTGCCACAAAGGGTAATATCATGCGGCTGGATGCGTCAATATCGCAAGTCGTGGAAAGCCCGATTGAAGAACACAGCAAAAAGCCTGACATTGTGCGGGATCTCATCACGCGCCTCGTGGGCGAATTGCCCCGCGTGGAGCTATTCTGCCGTAATCCTGCCGAAGGGTGGGACGTATGGGGGAATGAAGCGTGATTTGCGACTTCAACAGGGATTTGGAATATTCGCTTGGTGAACGGCAGCGGGTGGATTGCGACATGATACAAAGGGCAATACCAAACTGCGTGAGCGTAGAAAAAACAAATACCGAGCAGGATAAACGCGGCATTGATTATGTTGCCACACTGGACGGCGGCGCGACAATCAACATAGACGCAAAGGCAAGGCGAAAGGGCGCGGTCAAGCAAGGGCATGAACCGCGCCTTGCCCTTGAATTGTGGAGCGTATGTCCCGACAGCAGGAACAAAGGAAAACCGGGTTGGACGTGTTCGCGGTCAACAGAAGTGGATATGATTCTATACACGTTCGACAGGTCGGAATGGGATAAATTTTATTTAGTGCCATATCAGCATTTACGCATGGCATTTCAGCGCAATTACAAAACTTGGGCGCAGAAATACCCGCCGCGAAAGCAGGATAACAGAACATGGAAAAGTGAGGCCATGTTTGTTCCTGTGTCTGTGGTTTTGGATGCAATCACAGCGCAAATGACAGGAACAGCATAAAACAGCGAAAGGATCACGGAGAATGAAGCGCACGGACACGTTTTATCAGTCGAGCAAATGGAAGCATCTGCGCAGCGTCATCCTTCGACGCGACGGATATATGTGCCAGATCAGCAAGCGTTACGGCAAGCGGATCCAGGCGGACACGGTCCATCATGTGTTCCCTCGGGAGGAGTTCCCGGATTACCAGTGGGAGCCGTGGAACCTGATCAGTCTGGCTGGAGATGTGCATGACGAGATGCACGACCGGCAGTCCGGCGCGCTGACCGCGAAAGGTGCGGAGTTGCTGCGGAGGACGGCGAGGAAGTACGGCGTGGAGATTCCGGGGCATTACAGATAGGCTTTAAGGCCGTGAGGCCATAGAGCGGCATAGACGGTGATTGCAACACCGACAAGCGCGGGGACTATCCCACCCGCGCTTTTTCTATGCCTGATAACTTTTAAGACATCAAACGGGATAGGAGAAGGGATAGGGGTATGGCGAAAGCGAGATATGCGCATGACCAGATTGTGCGCGCGATTAACGAAGGGAAGACCTATACGGAGATTGCTTCCATGCTGGGCTGCGCTCGTGCTACGGTGAGCGATTACTGTAGGAGAATCGGCATAGCTTACAACCCGAACGACAGGTCGAGGCAGAGGCGTTTACAGATTCAGGACAGGCTGGAGAGCGGCATGTCCGCGATCGATATAGCGCAGGAGATTGGGTGTTCCTTGCCTCTGGTCTACAAGGTTGGCGGGGAATGTGGTCACGAGTTTAAGGGCCTCAGCGTGATGCCGGAACACGGTGATGAAGTCATCGCTTTGGTTCGTGCGGGTGAGACCTTCGCGGATGTTGGAAAACGGTTTGGGTGTTCAAAGAAT